ACAAACTGACTATTGGCAACGCTGCCAAGATTGTCCATCCCGGTTCCACCGTCGAGTGTGTGTCTGACGGAACCAACTGGTTCGTGACAGGCTTCATTTGGGCCGAGCACGCTGGCGTTACTGCCGTATTTGGCGACCAGTAAGAGACAAGCTTCAAACTTCAAACCCCCTTCCATCCGGTTGGGGGTTTTGTTTTTTATAGACTAATTACTATACTATAAAGGAGTCTATTATGGGCAAGAAAGCAAGAATGAGAAGATATCCTCAAAAGTTTGGTAGAAAATTTGCATCACATCCGTATGCAAAAGCACTAGCCAATCTTAACGCAGTTAAAGAAGAGGCCATGGCCGATGGAATGGTCACTGCTGAGGAGAAATTAGAGATCGCAGCAGCGGAGGCAGAGGTTGAGTCTCAGACACCTGTTCTGGACGCTGTAGCAGAGGAACTGGCACCAGAGCCTGTTGTGGAAGAGGTAGCCCCTGAGCCTGTCGTAGAGGAGCCTATGGTTGAGGAGAAGCCTAAGCCTAAGCGAACTCGCAAGTCAGCGCCAAAAAAAACGCCTGTTGCGGAGGAGTCTGCGGTAAAGAGGCCTGCTCCTAAGAGAAAGTACACCAGGAAGAAGTCCGAAGACAAAGAATAATATTCTCTTTATACAGCAAGCCCCCATGTATCGTGGGGGTTTTGTTTTATCTCAACTAATTACTATGTATTAGGAGAATATACGCATGGCTCTTCCATCTTTAACACCAAGTAGTACTTCTAGTAAGTCTATACTGCCATCTACCGGCAGTGCGGGCGCAGGGATAACAGATGGGTCTGCTAACGCATCCAATTACCCAATTGGCTTATACACAACCGGTGGAGATTTAGAAGATACTAATTTTATGTCTGGCGCTGCCGACCAGGTATCTTACGTTTTTAAGAAACTAGGCGGCGATGTTCTAGATATCGAACTAACCCCAGCGAATGTATACTCAGCATATGAAGAGTCAGTTTTAGAATACTCTTACCAGATTAATCTACACCAGTCAAAGAACATAATGTCTAATGTTTTAGGACAATCAACTGCTTCTTTTGACCACGAAGGGCAGATAATTGGTGGCGATGCTTCTGGTTCAAACGTAAACTTAAAATATCCGAAGTTTAAATTTACATACTCTCGCAGGATTGGCGAAGGCATAGCTGAAGAAGCAGGGTTCGGTGGAAATTTAACCGAGTACTCTGCATCTTTCAATGTTGCGAGTGGCCAAGCTATATATGATTTGCAGCAAATTGTCTCTGAATCTTCCGCTACGGGTACAGATTCTGGGACAGGCATTGCCGTAGATTACAACGGCTTAGTGGGCAACAACAAAGTTCGTATTACAAGAGTATATTATAAAACACCACTGGCGATGTGGCGATTTTTTGGTTACTACGGTGGTATTAATGTCATAGGAAATATGCAAACATATGGTCAGTTTGCAGATGACTCAACATTTGAAATTATCCCAGCATGGCAAAATAAAATGCAGGCAATGGCCTATGAAGATCATATCCACACTAGAATATCTCACTATTCTTATGAAATAATTAACAACAAGCTTACTTTATATCCACCCCCGACCTCAGTGGCACCGGGCTTAGCGGATAGATTCTTTTTTAAATTTACCATAGAGACAGATGCCTGGGAGGATGAGGCTGACAAACAAACAGGTGCAGATGGCATAAATAATATTAACTCCATCCCATTTGATAATCTACCATACAAAAACATTAATGCGATTGGAAAGCATTGGATTCGTAGATACGCCCTCGCTTTATCTAAGGAAATGTTAGGCCAAATCAGAGGCAAGTTTGGTGGTAACATACCAATTCCTGGTGACCAAGTTACACTTAACTCTGGCGATTTATTAACCCAAGCAGGGGCTGAGAAGACTGCGCTTGTAGAAGAGCTTAAGAAAATACTTGAAGAAACAACGTATTTACAACTTATGAAAAATGATGCAGAGCTTCTTGATGCTAACGGTAAGATTTTGGAGGAGACGCCATCTCCTATTTTTGTGGGGTAAATAGATGAGTAAAAAGTGGACACAACCGGATGCACCCCCTCCTCCGCTCTTCACAGGAGCTAAAGAAAGAGATCTAGTTAAGCAGGTCAACGACGAACTTATAGAAAGAGTCATAGGGCAAACAATCGCATATTACCCAATTGATCTAGAAAGAACACACTTTCATAATTTATATGGTGAGGCGGTAAAGAAAACTTTCCTTCCTCCTGTGGCGGTTAAGGCTTTAGTAGAGTATGGAGGCCTCAAGACTGAGTACTCAAAAAATATTGGCCTTGACAAGACGCAAAACATTACAGTGCATTTTCACAAAAGACGGCTTACAGAAGACCAAAACTTATTCGTGAGGGAAGGTGATTTTGTTTATTATGGAGATACATTCTATGAAATAGTATCTTTAACGGAACCAAAGTTAATTTATGGACAAGTAGACCACAAACTGGAAATATCCGCTAAGTGTATAAGAGCACGGGAGGGGCTATTCGATGCCACATGATTACAAATTTACAGAAATCGAAAGAGTAGATGGCAAAATTAAACAAATAACTTTTATGCCTTCTACTGTCGAAACAATAGACCAGGCTTTTTTTAAATTTATAAACGAAGAACTTAATATTTCATCAAACACAAACAAGGGATTCAAAAAGGTGCCGGTTATATGGGTGTCTGCTGAGCGGGCGTTTCAAATAAAACGAGACAAAGGTTTGCGAGACAGCAAGGGTGTTTTAAAGTTACCACTTGTAACCATAGAAAGAAAGGCGATGAAGAAAGACCCAGCTATGAAAGGGGTGGCTTGGTCTCATATACCTGAGATAAATGATGAAAAAGGTGGCGCTCTTGTCGTAGCTAGAAGGATAAAGCAAGATAAAACTTCTAATTTTCTAAATGCAGATTCGGCACGACTCAAAGGGTCTTTAGCAGATGCCGATGCTACCATAGGCGAGGGACAACAAAACTTCCCGTCTAAAAATACTGGTAAAGTGGTATATGAAACAATCTCTATGCCAGTGCCCACTTACGTCGTTATAGATTATGCTGTCACTCTTAGGACGGAGTATCAGCAGCAAGTGAATGAAATGATAGCCCCATTTATCACAAAGACCGGGCAAATAAATAACTTCTTTATCGACCATGAGGGTCATAGGTTTGAGGGTTTTATACAAGGTGAGTTTGGGCAGGCAAGCAACGTTGCAAGTCTCGATGAGGAAGAGAGGATGTATGAGGTCCCCTTAACAATTAAAATACTGGGATATCTTATAGGAGAAGGGCCTAATAGAGAAAGGCCAAAGCTTTCGATTAGAGAAAATGCAGTCGAGGTTAAGATACCTAGAGAAAAAGTTATTTTTGGTGATATTCCTGAGTTTGATGCCACTAGAACCATAGACCTCTTTTATAAAGAGTAATTTGTGCTTTGCGCTTTTAAAATACTATTTATTACGTAAAGACATCTATTTAGGAGAATCGATCCAATGGCTGAAAAAAAGTTTAGATTTGTATCACCAGGCATTTTTGTAAACGAAGTTGACAATTCGCAACTTCCCAATGATCTTCCGGACGTTGGTCCAATTGTTATTGGTCGCGCTGAATACGGCCCAGCCTTGCGCCCAATTAGAATTAATTCTCCATCTGAGTTCATAGAGTTTTATGGTAACCCAATCCCTGGTGGAAGAGGCGACGATGTTTGGAGAGATGGTAATTACACTGGTCCTACATATGGTGCGTATGCTGCCTTAGCTTATCTCCGCGCTGGGGTCGGTCCTGTTAACTATGTTAGACTTCTTGGAGCACAAAGTCCTACCGCTACCAGTGGCCAAGAAGCTGGATGGATGGGTCCTGGTGATAGTTCACCTGATGTCACTCATGCGACTAACTGTGGCGCTTTTGGTCTTTTCCTTTTCAAATCGTCTTCAGCGATGGCAACAACAGATGTGGGTGATGGGCGTTTAGCTGCTGTTTTCTATGGTACTGGCTCGTACTTTGAGCTTAGCGGTGCCCATGCAGCATCGACTGGTACAGGCGATCAAGGGCAACTAGCTTTAATTGAATCTGTGGGCACTGGTCCTGAATTTAAAATGGTCATCAGCAGA